TCATTGGTGCTGACTTTTTTCAAAGTTTTTATATTCCTCACGCATTCTCTGGTTTTGTATTATCATTTCCCTGACGTTTTCAGGAAGAAATTCATAATCAAGAATTTTTTTTATTTTTTCTCTTGTGCATAATCTTATAATGTCAGGAGTAAAATAATCATAATCAGGAGCGAACTCGCCATTTTTTAACATAGATATTTCGGCGTCTAAAATCTTTCGGTCTATTTCATTAAGGTTTAAGTTTAGCCAGTGTACTAATTCATGGAAGTTATTAATCAAATCAGTTTTTTTTTGTATATAGCGGGATACATCTAATGGGTATTCTATATCTTCATCAGCAATTATTTCAGTAAGGATTATTAGGATCATTCCACATGATAAGATTTGTCTAATGTCATATATGTCATATCTGAGTTCATATTTTATTCTGGTTTTTTTTGTATGCCCCCAGTACCTCACACTTGTAAGGATCGCTCTATTCAATAGAGATTTCAATACGTTAGACTGAACTAAATGGCTGGTTTTTTTCTTGAACTCTTCAAATGTATACAAGCTGATGTTAGTATGTTTAGTTGCCTCAATTGCTCCAGATTGAAAACCATTTTTAGATATGATAAATCCTCTGTCCGCTCCAGTATTCTGAAGCACCGTGAAGAATGCATGTATAATCTCTTTAGTGACGTTACTTTTCCAATGTTTAGCTTCAACTAACCACTTAAAGTCAGTTCCTAAATATTTTGATTCTACTAAAACGTCAATATCAGAAAAGCCTCTTACACCTTCAACTCTCACATTGGTTTTAGCGCTAGCACCTAGGTTTATAAAATGCTCACAAATGTCTTCTTGAAATTTATACCAATCAGGTTTGCTGTTTTTTTTAATTTCAACGTCTTCAGGCATTTTAACTCCGCAGTTTTATTCTTATTAATGTTTGAAGGTGAGGGGGATTCTTTGCCGCTTTGATAGTTAATATGCTAATTCAGTAATGACTGAATGAATGGCTAATGATTTCCATCTCAATTATTACTCATGAAATTTAGTGGATTTAGTAACATGGCATCAGCTAAGTGCTCTGGGGCTAAGTGCGCATACCGCATTGTCACCTTGATATCCGTATGTCCCAGTATGCGCTGAAGCACGAGGATATTCCCACCATTCATCATGAAATGAGAAGCGAAGGTATGTCGCAAAACGTGCGTAAGCTGCCCGGCAGGTGTTTCGATGCCAGCGCGCTGCATAGCCTTTCTAAAAGCTGAATAACATGGTTGAAAGAGCAACTGCGCTTTCCTGTTTGATGGTAGCTCAGCCTGCAATTTTTCAGTTATCGGCACCGCGCGGTTTTTCTTGCCTTTAGTTTTCACGTAGATGATCTGACCGGCGCGGATTTGGTTGCCCTTCAAGCCTTCGGCTTCACTCCATCGTGCACCTGTTGCCAGGCAGATTTTCACAACGGTCGTCAGATCTTTAGATCGGCTGTTCTCACATTCGGCCAGGAGGGTTCTGATTTCCTCAATGGTGAGATATGCCATCTCCGATTCACTGATTTTAAACTCGCGCACGTTCTCTAACGGGTTGGGTGCGGTCCATTCATCTAACCGGCGTAGCTCGTTAAACATCGCCCTGAAATATGCCAGCTCTAAATTAACCGTGCGAGGCGTAACCGTCTTCACCCGAGTGGAGCGGGTGATCTTTCCGCTTAATCGCTGCTCGCGGTAAGACGCAAAAATTTTTGCGTTGAATTCGGTAGCCAGTGGATTTCCCATCGCTTCGCAGGCGAATGCCATTGTAGTTCGCCGCTTCTCGCCATCCGCCAAGGTGATGCCATGTGTGTTGAACCATAATTCAACCAGCTCGATTACCCGGCGCTTATCTGTTTTCTCTCCAAGCCAGGGCTTATCCTGAGCCTGATCTTTTACGAACTTCTCATAGGATTGTGCTTCGCCCTTCGTCGCAAACTGTCGGCGAATCCTTTTGCCGTCTCGGCCATTGGGAAAAACCTGCACCTGCCATTTCCCGCTGGGTAATTTATTTATCGCCATGCTTAGCCTTCAAAGGTACTCAGTGCGGGCAACGACTTTGCCCAAAACCCTGATGTCATCTGCTTTACATTCGAATGAAGCTTTTCCATTCTCAACGCGAATGCGCCCGCCTGGAAAACGGTAAAGCTCTTTAACGCTAATGAGCTTATCAATCTCAATGAGCCACAGCCCGTCGGTGATCTCTGCGGTGGTCATATCAACCAGGTAATTCTGTTTCTCGAAATGTACTAATAACGGGGCTTTTACATCACTTGGTAAGAGCTGAGCGTCATATGCAACCCAATCAGATGATGAAAAGTTCCCATTTGTGATTTTTTTGAGTTCGATTTTGGTCAATGGTTGATCTTGATTTGTGATGTTAGAGTCACCGCGTCCATAGGTCAGCCACTCAAGAGAAGTGCCGGTTTCCATTGAGCAAATCAGCACCCAATCAGCAGGAAAGTTCCCACGCATTATGCGGTTAGCCATAGTGCTTTGAGACACATTCAAATGACGGCACAGTGCCTGTCGGGATGAAAAACCATATGCCTGAACGATACGCTCAATGGGATCTTTACCACCCTCTGGTAAAGTTGGTGCTTTACGACTCGTAAAATCTTTCGTTGACCTTTCCAATTTGTGATCCTAATATTCACTCGTCGTATCAAGACGTGTTTAATAGTGATTAATAGAGTTGGCTAGAACTCAACAGAGGATACTGCATCATGACCCGTAAACTTTCAATGCGTCCTTCAATCAATCTCGTGATCTCGGAACCTTACATAACTGTCGAAGAGTTCTGCCGTCGCACTGGTTACAAGGAAGGCACCGTTCGCCAGATGTACCGTGAAAACCGTTTACCCATCAGAAAGAAAGAGGGCTTAAACGGACTTATCGAAATCAACATGGTTGCTCTCACTATCGAAGCCGCTGCTGGCTGCGAAATCACAATGCAGGCTTGATACATCCATATTGGGATAGCAGAAGGGATTTATCATGTTTGATTTTCGAGTCTCCACACATAGCCATTTTGATGATGCGTGCCGGGCGTTTGCACTGAAGCACAACATCATTCAGCTGGCTAACAAAGCCGGGCTGAATCCTCAGACTATCCGTAACAAACTCAATCCGGAACAGGTTCACCAGTTAACCGTTCGTGAACTGCTGCTGCTGACCGATCTGACGGAAGACGCCACGCTGATTGACGGCGCACTGGCGCAGCTGCATTGCCTGCCATGCGTACCTGTTAACGAAATGGCGCAGGAGAATCTACCTGCTTATGTACTTAAAGCCACTGCCGAAGTAGGGCAGTTAGCTGCGGGCGTAGTGTGCCAGGAGCAATTAACAGCATCTTGTCGCCGTGGTCTGGTTCAAAACGTACACGCAGGGATCCGCTGCCTGACTCTGGCAGCACTGGCGGTTCAGGCACGAGTGCATTCTAACCCTGCGCTTTCAGGTACTGCTGATGTGTTGAGTGGTATCGGTGCATCTATGGGGATGGTGTGAGGTAGTTATGATCAAAGTATTGACCTATCAATTTAATTTACAGGGTAAGCGCGCAGAAGTTAAAGATTGGGATGTTGCGTTGTGCTTTCCATCCATTTCAGGCGATGGCAGTTATTTCTTTACTCTAAAAGATGGTACGAGGTTTCGCGGTGAAGAAGTCAAAGAAGTGATACGTAATAAAGTATCACCTCTTACATATATTTAATTGTTGTACCTGTTAACCCATTTTTCAATAGCGCTCATGAAAATGTGCTGGGTGTCAGAGCCGGGCGGAAGTTTGTTTAACTCACTGCGAACGGCAGAATAGAAAAGAGAATGATCATGTTTTTTATTAGTGAAGTAAGCGTTAAGAAGTCCTGAAATAACCATATTTTGAATATTAACTTCGGAGCGGAGTTGCTGAAGATCCTTCTCCAGAAGTTCGAAGCGTTCTATTTCTTTCTCATTCAGCATTTGCGCCTCATGTCGTAACAGATAATGGAGTGAGGATTATGCAGGTTTTTGTAAGATTTTTGAAACAACAGTCACCACCACAGCAGTTACAAGATTTAGGGCATGGCTGGATTGAAACTAAAACAGGCCAGCGCTGGCATCCGGCAATATCACAGGCCGAACTGCTGGCAGGATTAACCGGTAAGAGGAAAAAATCATGGGTTACAAGGCTGAGAGTATCACTGTTCAGATGAACGCAGGGCAACGTGCCTGTGCGCTTAATCATATCTCAGCACTTCGCACAATGATGTACGGCGATTGCAGTCATGAACTCAAACGCTTTATCGAAGACATGCGCAACAAGCACGATCACCAGGCTGAACAGAATGGCCGCGCACTGAGCGCGATTTTCTTCCTAGCAAATATCAGCAAAGAACGTCACGGCGTTGATTTCAGTGAACTGACGAGTGACGAAAAAACGGCGCTGATTAGCGCAATGAATCACTTAAAAGCAGTAGTGAGTTTATTTCCGAAGAATATGACATTACCTAATTAATTAACCCAACGAAATTAAATGGCGTAAACCCGCCGGGCATTTTTTTGCCCGAATTCAGGAGAGAGAGTAATGCGAAATATCCAGACCCGAGATTTTAAAGCTGACGAAGACGCGCTTAATGCCCTGCTGAGCAAAGCAAAAACTGAACAGCGTAGTGATGATGCGCTGTCCGTTTCTTTCCGCCTGGCCGCACTGGCAATTCATGCCCGCAAAAATGAAATGTCCGCTGTAGAAATCATCGAGCTGCTGGACAAAGAGGCAGAGCGTTTTGAGAACCAGGCACAGGAGATGCACTGATGGCCGACTCAATGGATCTGGTACAGCAGCGTGTACAGGAAGAACTGGCGCGCAATCTAGCTAACACTATTCATCGTCCTGCTGGAGCGAGTGAATTTTTCTGCCTCACTTGCGGCGAAGGAATCCCTGAGCAGCGCCGCCGCGCACTGCCGGGCGTTTCCCTCTGCGTGACCTGCAAACAGATCAGTGAGCTGAAAAGCGTGCACTACAAAGGGGCGGCGTTATGAGCATCATCCTGAAGTGGGCCGGCAGTAAGTCCGGCCTTGCTGCCGAAGAAGGCAAGTGCGCAATCAAGATCATTCTCGTCCCGCATATTGAGCATGTGGCTTCACTGTGACCGATATTGCCGTAAACGCCGTTGAGTTTAATGGTGACTATCACGCTGCCCTGAAAATGCAGCGTGAGAATTATGGCGTCAGAACGCCGCGTAACATGACCCTGGCTGAGCTGAAGCTGTGGAACGCTAACCCCGACGATCACAGCTGGCGCAGCCAATACCTGCATGACATGCCAGACTACCTGGCCGGGTACTTCGCTGACCGTTATCAAAAAATCCTTTCAGGAAAACATGGCCGTCGGCGGGCCAATGCTTTTCTGCGCCAGACCATTGGCCAGAGCGTATTGCCACGCCTGCAGCTTGTACGCACCCGCTACCGGCTGAACGATGCTGCGCAGTTTGAGCTGCCCTTTATCAAACAGCTTGATCGCCTTCCAACGCTAGACCGCCAGGACATTCGCGATCTGGCTTATAAGATGGCCTCCTTCCTGTCACAAAGTCTGGCTGAGTTCGTTGATAAGGTCTCCATACCACAGGAGGCGGACGAACTGCCCGTGACGCTCACCGGATACCGTTACATCGCTGAACTGGCTGCGCTGACAGGAACGCAGCCACCTTACTGGGCAGAGTTCTGTTCAGCTAAAGGTGAATTGCCTCTGCGCAAAGCCCAGTCTGGTCTGCTTCGCATGATGGCTCCTGAATGGTGGAGTGGCCGCCTGAAGCAGATGCGAGATTTACAGCGTGAACACATGGCTATCGCGGTTGGGCAGGTACAGAAAGCCGCATCACCTTACGTTTCCCGCAGCACGCTGGCCGAATGGATAGAGCAGAAAAAACGTAACCGTGAATTCTTCAAACGCTTTGATCTCATCAATCAGGACGGGGACCGTATTGCGCTGGATGAAATGGTCAACCGCAGCGTGTCCAATCCGGCAATACGCCGCCGCGAATTGATGACCAGAATGCGTGGGTTTGAGGATGTCGCTAATGAAACAGGGTGCGTAGGTGAGTTTTATACAATCACAGCACCATCACGTTATCACGCAGTTTACAGCCAGGGCGGCTTTGTTTCTCAGTGGAATGGTTCAAGCCCACGTGACACCCAGCGTTATCTCTGCCGTGTATGGGCGAGGATCCGCGCGGCACTGTCACGCGAAGCTATCCATGTCTTTGGCTTTCGCGTTGTTGAACCTCACCACGACGGCACGCCACACTGGCACATGCTGCTGTTTATGCGCCCTGAAAACGTCCAGCGGGTTCAGCAAATCATGCGTGATCAGGCTTATAAAGAGGATTCCGGGGAGTTGACCACACCGCATGCAATGAAAGCACGATTTCATGCCGAGCCGATCGACCCTGAGAAGGGCAGTGCGACAGGCTATATCGCCAAATATATTTCAAAGAATATCGACGGTTACGCGATGGACGGCGAGAAAGATGATGAATCCGGCGCAAATATGCGCGACATGGCTAAGGCTGTTTCGGCATGGGCTTCACGCTGGCGTATTCGTCAGTTTCAGCAGATCGGCGGTGCGCCTGTGACTGTCTGGCGTGAGCTGCGCCGTATGGGTGATGCACATCTGCCAGATAAGCAGATGGATGCGGTGCTGGCGTCAGCTTCCGTTGCCAGCTGTTGGGCGTCCTATACGATGGCGCAGGGCGGGCCGTTAGTGGCGCGTGAGGATTTAGTGATCCGCCTTTGCTACGAACTTACCGAAATGGGCAATGAGTACGGCGAAGATGTTCAGCGGGTGCAGGGTATCTATTCGCCAATGGTGCCGGATTCAGAAGTCATGACGCGCCTGGTCAAATGGGAAAAGGTCGCTAAATTGGCCGAAGCGCCAGCGGAGGCTGGTTTTTCTGGCGGCATTGCCGCCCCTTGGAGTTCTGTCAATAACTGTACGGGGCCAGAGCGCCGACGGTTAGAGCTGGAACTAAAAGCCAGGGGATTTAACGGTGATGAATATGAAATTGGGCTGTTGCTTAAGGGCTGTAGCCTCAATGCAGGGGGCAAAATGAGGCTTTTCTACGGGAAAGGCAGATTGCAGGAAGAACCATTCTGATCGGGCAAGGTTCAGATCAATCCCATTGATACATAAAAAATGGTTTCAATTCCGATTGGATTTTCTATACTGTATGTATAAACAGTAGTTGTAAGCAGAGGAGGGAACATGCAGGACTATCTTTTGGAGTCGGTGAAGCTTCAGCGTATTGATTTCTTTTTAAAACTTGTTGCTGTCAGCGATTGTAGTGAGCAAGAAAAACGTATGGCAATTGAGTGGGTTTCCGAACTCACAGATGAGTTAATGGCTCGTCTACGCAATCATGAATACAGCCTTTCAATGAATCAGGCTGAGTGATGAAAGGCCTAACAGAACTACGAGCCGTGAGTGCATGACTATGCTGCATGAAATCGCATGATCCCAAAAGGATCTCTGATGCTCAGGCCCGCCAGTATTGGCGGGCTTTTGTTTATGTCATGCAGGTGCATGAAAACCGCTGCATAAAGCGGGCAGGCGTGGCGGGGCTACGAGCGCGCGCGATGCACGCGGAAGCAATAGTATGGCACGCAACTCGCAGTAATAAACTCTATAATTCATTTGAATTTTTTTTGCCTTCAGGTGATTATTAAAACATCCAAAAATTTTTCACAAAGGCTCACAATGAGTAGTTTTTTCTTCATTCAACCTGAATTAAAAAACGAGAAAAACGACACGTTTATAAGTTTGCTTGAGAAATATTCAAATGAACACCAAAAGCAGATTTATGTAATAAAGAACCCACTAGGGGAAAATAAGTATAATTATAATAGGGATAGTGCTTTCGTTATATTAAGCCCAGGCTATAAGATAATGTTTGTAAATTGCGGTGAAGATGATGAAGGATTTAATGATTATGAAGAAGATTTTATTGAAGACTTAGGTTCCTTGTCAGATAAGTATAATTATAAAGATACAATCGGCCGCCCTCGTGATTGGAGAAAACATCTCGTTTCGAGCTATGATTTAGATAAGGAAACAGCAGATTTCGAGGAGTTTTTTCAACATATAAAGCTTAGCGATGGTGCCTTAGCAAAAAAAAATGAACTCATCATATCCCTTTTAACTGGCAGCATTAACAATATAGATAAAGTTAAAGGTAACGTCCCAGACAACATTTTAGATAAAGTAAAGCAAAAAATAATTTTGTTTGATGGCGATCAGACGAGATTTGTATATCAAAAATTCGACAAAAAGAAAGTTATAATTCAAGGTCTCTCGGGAACGGGTAAGACAGAACTGCTACTGCACAAGCTTAAAGAGATTTATCTGGATAAAGAAAATGCTAACAGTAGAATAATGTTTACTTGCCACAATAAAATTCTAGCGGATAGTATGCGAAAAAGAATTCCTGAATTCTTTAACTTCATGAAAGTTGAGCAGCAGATAAGCTGGAATGAAAGACTGTGGTGTGTAAATGCCTGGGGTTCTCAATATGATGGTCACTCTGGGGCTTACAGATATATCTGTGAAAATTACGGTATTACTTTTCAAAGATTCAGTTATGTAATGACCTTTGATAGAGTCTGCCGAATAGCTCTTGACGAATTAAAAAAGATCCCTGATATTGATTTTAAACATTGTTTTGACTTTATGCTAATTGATGAAAGCCAGGATTTCCCTGCCAGTTTCATTGAGCTTTGTGAACTGGTTACTCGTGATACTATATACGTTGCAGGTGATATATTCCAAAGTATATTTGATACGAATATATCAAATGAAATTCAGCCAGACTTTTTATTAAGCAAGTGCTATAGAACTGATCCAAGAACCTTAATGTTTGCTCACGGAATTGGCATGGGGCTTTTTGAAAAAGAGCCTTTGACGTGGCTAATGCATGATGAATGGGAAGCCTGTGGTTACTTAGTCGATGACTCTGAAAAAAATAGACTTAAATTAAAAAGAGAGCCTCTTCGCAGATTCGAAGATGTTACTGACGCCCAAATACATAGCATAGAGTTATTGCATTCTTCATCTGACACTGAAGAGAAAGAAATACTCAGTATTTTGACGCGGATTAAAAATGAAAACCCAACAGTTCTCGCTGATGATATTGGGATAATCTTCATTGATAAAGCAAAAGAAATTTACAAAACCGCTGATAGGCTGGAACAAAGCATACCAAGAATTTTTGGGTGGAATGTCAATAAAGCATATGAAACAAAAGAAAAAGTCAAAGACACTTTATTTGTAAGTAACAAAAATCACGTCAAAGGCCTCGAGTTTCCTTTTGTTATTTGCGTCACAAGAGATATAAGCCGTAGTCATTCTTATAGAAACTCACTCTATATGATGCTGACTCGGTCTTTTATAAAATCCTACTTACTTTTAGGCGTAGATAATGAAGAGTTGCAACAGGCAATAGGAAGTGGTCTTCAGGTCATTAATGAGCATGGATATATGGATATAGCAATACCACCAAAAGATGTTATTGCAAAAATAAGAACCACCATAAAATATGATGAGAAGAATATTTCACACTATGACTTTGTTGCAAGAATTTTCGATGAATTAAATATCGAGAATATATTCAGGCCGCAGCTTTACGATATTATTAAAAGCGTCATTCCTGACTCCTTTGATGCTGAAAGGATCACTAAAGTAATTAACTTTAACTATGATGAAATGCTTCAGGAGATGAAATGAAAAAGGAATTTTATTTTGACCTTGACCAAGCCCAATGTGATTGGGCATTTAAGGCCATTCGAAGTAAAAGTGATGTTATAGAAATTCTAATGAAAGCTCTAAAAACAATTTCTATTTATGTGCAACCGTCTCCCGAAAGTGTAGTTGGAAAGATGAAACTTCACATAAGCAAAATGAGCAGGATTTTTTTCTTTACAGAAAATAAGTATTACTCTATAGCATTCCCTTTTATTGTTGAGGAAAATAATGGTCAACTTTGCTTTAGCAGTATCGACCTTGAGGAAGTGGATAATTACATCACCTCGAAAGTTTTATCTGTTATAAATGATAGCAAATCTAGCAATGGCTCATTGTGGGCTTTTTTTGAGCCACTTTTAGAAATTGAAGATCAAAATACAGCCCCCGGATTTTGGCCATTTTTTAGAATGTTACTTACGTATGAGGATGGTTACATAAGATATGATGTAGACCATATTCGAGAAGATGGGAATAAACATCCACTTCATCACTTTGATGTTTTTTATTCCAACAACCCCACCTTTAAAATTGGATTAAGAGAAAATATATCAAATGATTCAATGATAGACTTGTTAGACCGAAATACAGACTGCCATTTTTTCAGATGACTTAATATTTAAAGCTGGCATTTTGCCAGCTTTAAGCTTAACTATAGTTCGTAATCTAAAAATTTTATAACTTCACTTCCCATCCATTCATTTAATTCTTCAAACCTTTTCTGTAAAGGATTTAATTCATTTCTCACAAAAACCTTACTGGCTTTCTCAATATCACCGAACCCACCGGTGTTGTTCGGAATAATCCCCATCAGCTGCGGCGGCACACGATGCACGGCCAGCATGTCGTCACGGCTCACGTTTTTGATGTTCAGGAATTCATCCTTTGCCGCCACCTCTGACAGTGGAATGATCTGAATGCCGTCCTTTTTCCCGTTCGGGCTGTACATAAACAGGTTACGGAAGTTGCCAGGGCCCTTTGCGCTTTTCATGGCACCTCGGATATTGTCCACGTCCTGCTGACTCTGCGCTGGATCGGTCATATACATGATGAAACCCGCATGGCTGCCGTTGAGGTAATACTTGCGGCGGAACAGCGTAGCCGATTCGTTCAGCAGCGCCGACGGGATGGCAGACAGGTAGCCCGGCAGGCCGTAAATCTCCTGATTGATGTCCGGCTCCATCAGGTGAAACACGCTGCCCTTCGCAAACTCATACGGTTCCGTGTTAATGCCGTAGTGCGCGTACCAGTACGTGTCCAGGTCAAGGCCGCGCCGGGTAAACTTTGCCAGCGACGGCTCCAACTTCAGCACGTTACCGAGGCGGCTGGTCCGTTTCTCCAGGTAGGCATTGCCGAAAATCAGGTAATCCAGCGCGAAGCGGCTGAACGCCTGCTGACTCAGTAGCGGATGCGGGATAAAGGTACTCGCCAGAATATTGCACTTCACGCTGATGGGTGAACTGTGATGCACGGCGGCGCGGAACGTGCGCGCCAGCCCGTCAACGCTTACGGGCGGCTCATACCAGCGATCATTGATGACGCACTCTACGTAATCCAGCAGTTCGCGGCGGTCCAGCACCGGGATCGGGTCGCCAAAGGTAAACGCCTCCGATGCTGCCCCGCTGGGCATGTTATCCGGCTGCGGCACGGGCTGCGTGCGGGTGCGGTTCCTTCGTTTGCTCATTAATAAATCTCCACAATGTTCTGCGTGTGTGCCGCCTGTCCCTGCAGCGGCTCGTTTGCCAGCGCGTGCATGGTCGCCCAGGCTAAATCGCCGTGGCTGACTTCCTCGCTGCGGCTGGTTTCATAGGTCGGACGGTTGCCGCTGGCCGTGGTGGCCTTGCGGATAGACATAAACGACTGCGCGATGTCGAGGTGGCTGGCGTCAAACTCCAGCCGCCCGCTGGCGATGGTGTCGTAAGCCTTCAGCACCAGGGCGTTTTTCACGTTCGGGTTATAGACAAACTCCTTAACCTGCGGGAAAAACGCTTTGACGTTTTCATACACGCCCAGCCCGACGCCGGTGGAGTCGATGCCGATATAGGTGACGTTATACTGCTGCGTCAGCGTCCTGATGGCGTCAGCCTGCGCCCGGAAGTCCATCCCGCGCCACTGATGACGCTCAAGGATGCGGAACTTGCCGCCCGGCACGGCTGGCGGTGCCATGACCACACATCCGGCGCTGTCGCCGTTCTGCGTTCCCTTCGCAGGGTCATAGCCGATCCAGACTTCCTTCCAGCCAAACGGGCGCAGCGCCAGCGCCTCAAAGTCGGTCCAGACTTCCCAGCTGTCCACCATGCATTTTTGCAGCATGGCCAGCTGGAACACCGACGCCAGATCGTCCATAAAGACGCACATCAGCAGGTTCTGATAATCCTCCGGGCTGTAACGCGTGCGCAGCTGCTCCAGGTCAAACAGGTCACAGCCGCCGCGCACCGCGTCTTCAACCGTGACAATCTGGCGAAACTGGCCGTCTTCACAGAGGCGGCCTGCGGCCAGTGACTGATGGCTGAGGTCGATATCAACCCGGTCAGCTTTGGCCCGGCCCTTGTTGAACTGCGAACCGGACCAGAACGGATAGGCGCTGTGGGTGAGGCTGGACGGGGTGGAAAAGTAGGTTTCGCGCCACTTCTTATGCAGCGCCATGCCGGACGCCACTTTCTGCAGTTCCTGAAACTTGGAGATCCAGAAATATTCATCCAGGTACAGATTGCCGTGATAGCTCTGCGCGGTGCGGGCGTTGGTGCCTAAGAAATACAGGCACGCGCCGTTACTGAGCGTCATCGGGTCGCCCTTCAGGTCTACGTCCACCTCGCGGGCAAATTCGATAATGTACTGTTTAAAGACGTGCGCCTGCGCCTTACTGGCTGACAGGAAAATCTGATTACGCCCGGTGGTCAGCGCATCGATCAGCGCCTCGCGGGCAAAAAAGAAGGTGGCCCCGATCTGGCGCGACTTCAGCAGATTGCGGACCGAATATTTATTTCCGGCTTCCCACCACTGGCGCTGATAGCCGAACATCGAGCCGTGGAAAACCTCCTGCAGCTTCTCAATCTGCTCGTCGCTGAACAGGTTCTTTTCAGGTGGTCTACGCGGGCCTTTATTCCGGTTCTCCACGTTCGGATTGAGGTCCGCTTCATTACCGCCGTTGCTGAATTTACCGATCCGGGCGTGACGCTCTGACTGACGCGCCAGCAGGTCGATTTCCTTAAAGTCCTTCCCTTCCTTCTGCTCCTTCATGATGAGCTGGCAGTAGCGTGCGGCGGTGGTCAGCTGCATCTGATCCAGCGGGCCATAGTCGCCCCACTTATCGCGCTTTTTCCAGCTGTGAACGGTTGCGGGTTTCTCTCCCAGCATTTCAGCAATGCGGGCGATACGGTATCCCTGAAAGTACAGCAGTAAAGCCTGCCTGCGGGGATCGAGGTCGTCGGGGGCGGGTGTCATGTTCATGCAGCCAAAATACGGCCCCGCCGCCACCTTTTCCGCCATCCCTCATTGTGTGGTTTCCCGCACAACGTCCGCGCGTTGTTTCGATACCCCTGCCGCCGCAACCATAGAGCCTCACAGAGTTTTACTGACCGGAGCCTGGACAATGGCAAAGAAAGCAAAGCGTTTTCGTATCGGGGTGGAAGGTGCCACCACGGACGGGCGCACCATCGAGCGCAGCTGGCTTGAACAGATGGCGGCAAATTACAGCCCTGAGCTGTACACCGCCGTGATCAACATGGAGCACATCAAGGGCTACACACCTGATAGCCCGTTCCGTCGCTTTGGCGTAGTGGAAGCGCTGGACGCTGAAGAAATCAGCGACGGCCCGCTGAAGGGCAAGCTGGGTCTGTATGCCCTGATTAACCCGACTGACGAGCTGGTCACGCTGACCGGCACCATGCAGAAAATCTTTACCTCTATGGAAATCCGCCCGGAGTTCGCGGACACCGGCGCGGCCTATCTGATTGGCCTGGCCGTGACCGACGATCCGGCCAGCCTCGGCACCGAAATGCTGCAGTTCAGCGCCAGCGCCGGGGCGAACCCGCTGGCAAACCGCAAGCAGCATCCTGACAACGTTTTCTCTGCCGCTGAAGAAACCCTGATCGAGTTTGAGGACGTGGCCGACGAAAAGCCCGCCCTGTTTACCCGCATCAAGGCGATGTTCAGCAGACAGCAGCAGACCGACGCGGCGCGCTTCAGCGACGTGCATCAGGCCGTTGAGCTGATTGCCACCGAGCAGCAGGACCTGAGCGCGCGCATTGAAACGGCGATGAGCGAACAGGCCGACAGCCTGAAATCACATTTCAGCAGTGCGCTGGGTGAGGAAGTGCTGAAGCGCGAACAGCTGCAGGCGGACTTCACCGAACTGCAGCAGCAGCTGAGCCGGGAAGATGGCCGCCAGCAGGTCCGCCCGCGCACGCAGGGTAACGGCAGCGGCGGCGAAGTGCGCACCGACTGCTGATACAGCGGCGACAAACCTTTAACGAACAGAGAAAGCAAAGCGATGAAAAATACTACCCGTTTTAAGCTGAATGCTTACATGTCGGTGCTGGCAGAAATCAACAAGATTGACCTGTCCGCGCTGAACAGCAAATTCACCATTGAGCCGTCCGTGTCGCAGACGCTGGAAAGCAAAATTCAGGAATCGTCCGCGTTCCTGCAGGCCATCAACATCATGCCGGTCAGTGAGCAGAGCGGCGAACGGCTGGGGCTGGGGATCGGCACCACCATTGCAGGCACCACCGATACCACCCAGAAAGAGCGCGAGCCGACCGATCCGACCTACATTGACGGCGACGGCTATAAATGCACACAGACCAACTTTGACACCGCGCTGCCTTATTCAAAGCTGGACATGTGGGCGAAGTTCAGCGATTTCCAGGTGCGCATCCGTGACGCCATCGTGAAGCGTCAGGCGCTGGACCGCATCATGATCGGCTTCAACGGACTGAAGCGTGAGAAAACCTCCAACCGCGTGCAGAACCCGCTGCTGCAGGACGTGAATATCGGCTGGCTGGAAAAAATCCGCCAGGAAAAACCGGCGCAGGTGCTGGGTCAGCACATCGGTGACGACGGCAAGGTGGTGTCGGACAAAATCACCGTGGGGAAAAATGGCCTGTTCCGTAATCTGGACGCGGTGGTGATGGGCGCGGTGTCGGAAAAAATCGGCGTGCAGTACCAGGACGACACCGAACTGGTGGTGATCTGCGGACGCCAGCTGCTGGCTGATAAGTATTTCCCGCTGGTCAATCAGAGCCAGCCCAATACTGAAGCGCTGGCCGCTGATCTGATCATCAGTCAGAAGCGCATCGGTGGCCTGCAGGCAGTCCGTGCGCCGTACTTCCCGGCGAATGCGCTGCTGATCACCCGTCTGGATAACCTGTCCATCTACTGGCAGGAAGAGACGCGCCGCCGCTCCATCATCGACAACCCGAAACGTGACCGCATCGAAAACCTTGAGTCGGTCAACGAGGCTTACGTGGTCGAGGACTATGACTGCACCTGCCTGGTGGAAAACATCGAGCTGCTGGAGCAGGAGCCGGAAAAAGAGCAGGAGCCGGAAAAAACGTCAGGTGAAATGAGCGAAGCGGAAATCGCACGCATCGCCACCGTAGCGGCCAGCGTGGTCAAGTCCATGAATGATGCAGGCAGTTCAGCCGCCAGCGCGGACACCACGCAGACCGGTGGCGACAGCAAAGGCGGAGCGTAACCCGTGACTAACCCTTTCCGCGCGCATACGCGCTTTATTCAGGCACAGGAGGCCGCCCGGTCGGGCGGCAGTGGCCGCAGCACAAAGGGCTATGACCTGATGCTGCTGCAGCTGAACGAAGACCGCCGCCGCCTCAAGGGCATTCAGTCCAACGTCCGAAAAGCTGAAATCAAGGTGGAGGTGCTGCCGAAGTACGCCGCCTGGGCTGAGGGCGTGCTGAGCGCGGACGGCGCACAGCAGGACGACGTGCTGATGTACGTGATGCTCTGGCGCGTTGACGCCGGTGACTATGCCGGTGCGCTCGCGATTGGCCGCCACGCGCTGAAACACGGCTGGGCGATGCCGCTGGGAAGCCGCACCACGGCGACGGTGCTGGCCGAAGAAATTGCCGACGCGGCAAAGGCTGCCATCCTGGCAAAGACGCCTTTTGATCCGGCCCTGCTACTGGAGGCGCTGGAGGTGGTCGACGCTCACGACATGCCCGATCAGTCGCGCGCCCGTCTGCACAAGTCCATCGGCTGGGTGCTGACGGAAAGCAGCCCGGCGTCTGCGCTGAACCATCTGAAGCGCGCCCTGCAGCTGGACGAGAAATGCGGCGTTAAAAAAGACATTGAGCAGCTGGAGCGGAAAATCCGTAACGCCAGCTGATAACCGGACGTGCCCACGCGCGGGGCGGCACGGGGTGGCGACAGGCAGCGCCGCATCAAAACCCCGTCCACCGCCCACCTATTCAGGAGTAACAGAGCAATGGAATTTATCGCGCCACAGAAGGCGACGGCAGCGCCGGACATCATCCCCAATAACTCATTCTGGCCCGACGTTGATCTGGCGAAGTTCCGCAGCGTCATGCGCGTTGACGGCACCGTGACGCCGGAGCGTCTGCGTCAGGTGGTGCTGACCGCTATGGCGGAAGTTAACGCGGAGCTTTATCCGTGGCGTGAGCGGCAGGAGCTGGCCGGTCATAACGGCCTGGCCGACGTTCCGGCGGAGAAGCTGGCCGGTGAGAGCGTGCGTCTGCATCACTACATGAATGCGGTGTGGTGCTGGACGCGCGCGGTGCTGAACGAGCGCTATCAGGACTTTGACGCCACCGCCTCCGCCGTGAAACGCGGCGAAGAACTGAATGATGCCAGCGGCGACCTGTGGCGCGATGCGCGCTGGGCCATCAGCCGCGTGCAGGACATGCCGCACTGCACCGTGGAGCTTATCTGATGAAAGTGCGTGCGCAGCAGTATGACACGGTGGACGCACTCTGCTGGCGTCACTACGGACGCACGCAGGGAATGACAGAGCAGGTACTGCAGGCAAATCCGGGGCTGGCGGAGCACGGCCCCCTCTTACCACACGGGCTGGAGGTGGAGTTGCCGGACGTGACAACGACGGCCACCGTGCAGGCCGTCCAGCTTTGGGACTGAATCATGTGGGAAAAAATCAGCACCTTTATCACCTGGTGCATGGCGGTAGTGATGGCGTGGCTGGGCGGCATGGACCTGAAGGACGTTTCCACCGTGGCCGGTGTATTCATCGGCCTGCTGATGGCGCTTATCAGCTGGTACTACAAACACAAAACCTATCAGCTGCTGCTGAGCGGGCGCATCACACGGAGTGATTATGAATCTGCAAATCGTTAAGCGCTGCGCCGTGGGCGTGGTGCTGGCGCTGGCCGCCACGCTGCCCGGTTTTCAGCAGCTGCACACCTCCGTGGAGGGGCTGCGGCTCATTGCCGATTATGAGGGCTGCCGCCTGCAGCCGTACCAGTGCAGCGCGGGTAAGTGGACCGACGGGATCGGCAACACATCCGGCGTGGTGCCGGGCAGGTCCATCACGGAACGGCAGGTGGCGGGGAATTTCATCACCAACGTGTTACGCACTGAGGCGGCACTGGCGCGCTGCGTGGCGGTCTCTATGCCGCAGCAGGTTTATGACGCGCTGGTGTCGCTGGCGTTCAACGTTGGCACCGGCAACGTGTGCGGCTCCACGATGGTGGCGCTGCTGAAAAAGGGCCAGTGGCGCGAGGCGTGTTACCAGCTGCCGCGCTGGGTATACGTGAAAGGCGTATTCAATCAGGGGCTGGATAACCGGCGCGGGCGTGAACTGGCCTGGTGCCTTAAGGGAGTCTGAGCACATGAAGAACATCATCGTGATGGTTCTTTTTTTTCTGGGGATTGTGTTGTGGCAGTCGTGGAATCTGCACAACGCCTATCAGAAGATTCACGCACATGAGGCAGTCATAGAAACTCAGGGAAAAAAGCTGAGCCAGAAAAACAGCCAGCTGATTGCCCTGAATACCCTTACGCAGACCAGCAGCCAGGCGCAGACGCAGCTTTACGCCGCCGCCGAACGCAACGGTCAGCTGCTGCGCGACCGGCAGCGAAAGATTGAGGAACTGAAACGTGAAAATGAAGACCTGCGCCGCTGGAGTGATACCACTCTGCCTGATCCTGTTGTCCGGCTGCGCCAGCGACCGGCCCTCTCAGGAGGTGAATCTTACCGTGAGTGGCTGTCCGAAAATCACACGCTGCCAGCTGGACCCGGCAGCGCCGCGCACTAACGGAGATCTTCTAGCCCTGCTGGACGAAACCGAGGCCGCCTGGGCGGCATGTGCCGGTAAGGTGGATACCATCATCAGCTGTCAGGAAAAAGACGATGAACAAGCCGCAGTCCTTACGCAGCGCACTGAATAAGTCGGTCCCCTACGTTGCCGAAAACCCTGACCGCCTGCACCTGTTCGTAGACAGCGGCCAGCTGGTCGCCACGTCCGCCGCGTCCCTGTCGTGGGAGTATCGCTACACGCTGAACGTGGTGATCACCGACTTCACCGGCGACCAGAATCTGCTGATGGCCCCGGTACTTTTATGGCTGCGGGAAAATCAGCCCGACGCGATGCAGAACAGCGAGGCGCGCGAAAAGCTGTTTTCGTTTGAGGTCGATATTCTGGCAAATGACCGCTGTGACATCAGCATGGACCTGAAGCTGACCGAGCGCGTGATAGCGACGGTTGAGAACGGCAAGGCACATATCGAAGCGGTGCCGGAGCCGGACGCGCCGGAGGAATTCTGGACGGTGAAGCATGGCTGAACTGCATGAAGTGGATGCCTGGCTGGCTGCGCTTCTCTCACAGCTGGAACCGGCAGCCCGGAAAAAGATGCTGCGCGAGGTGGCACACGACGTGCGCCGCATTCAGCAGGCAAACATCACAGCACAACGTTCCCCGGACGGCACCGCATGGGAGCCGCGCCGCGTCAGCGCCCGCAGCAAAAAGGGGCGCATCCGTCGCGGCATGTTCGCGAAGCTGAAAACGTCAAAATATCTGAAGGTAAAAACAGACGCAGACGCCGCTGAGGTTGCCTTTATTCCGGGAGTGCAAAAGCTGGCCCGCGTTCATCATTACGGCCTGCGCGACCGGGTAAGCCGTCGTGGCCCGATGGTGAAATATGCTGAACGACCACTGCTTGGTTTTAATGAAGAAACTGAGAATAAATTATACGACATAATGCTTTCTTGGCTTAATCAGGATTAGCTTTGGCCGGTTCCGCTTGCTTATCTGGTTCCGGCTTTATAAATAGATCGGTAAAGGAAAGGCCGAACCTAAATATTGATGTTGTGACTAAAATTACTGCAACCAATGTAGAGACATAAGGGTGTTTGTCGACAAATGGACTTATCAAATCTGGTGCTGCCATCCCATTTTTTTGGTAAAGAACAAAGAAAGTAATACTCATCGTAAAAACAATGCAAGTCTCCATATTCCAAATTGCATTAAATATTTCTTTATAAAATTTATTCTTTCCTGACTTAGTAATTGTATGGCAGATATGAACTATGCCTGAAAAAAGAAAAATCCCACCCAAAAAAGCTAGTGGCAAATCAAAATTATTTGGCATGAGTGTCAACGGATAAACAAATAAACAGCCTAAAACAAAGGTTAGATCTACAAACTTATTTCTTCGTTTTCTTCTGCGCATAAATCCTCCTTTAGGATTGTTTGGTGGTTGGTACAACATCAGTTTAATGCCAGAAAAAAGCAACTGCTTCAAGCTTTAGCTATGAATGCACAACTCACCGAAATTATGCGCCTTATCACCAACCTGATCCGCACCGGCACCGTGTCCGAAGTTGATCCGGTGAACTGGCTGTGCCGGGTGAAAACGGGCGACCTTGAAACCAACTGGATTAACTGGCTCACCCTGCGCGCCGGTAGCACCCGCACATGGTGGAAACCCTCCGTCGGGGAGCAGGTTGTGCTGCTGAGCCTGGGCGGCAACCTTGAAACCGCCTTTGCGCTGCCCGCCATTTATTCCGAAGCCTTCCCGCCGCCTGACTACTCGGAAGACGGCACCACCACCGTGTTTAAGGACGGCGGCTGGTTTCAGTACGAGCCGGAAACCGGCCAGCTGCTGATAAAAAACATCAAAAGCGTGCGCATTGAAGCGGCGGACGGCATTCAGCTGATCACCGATGCGCTGGGGATAGAGGCCAGCCAGACACGGATTAACGGTGACACCACGATGAACGGCGATGTGACACACGGCGGCGGTTCAATGAGTTCTAACGGCGTAATTGCTGATAAGCACTTACACGACAAAGTTAAGAGTGGCGGCGATCTGTCAGGAGGCCCGCAATGATGTATCTCGGCATGAACCGCGACACCGGCGAAGCCATTACCGACATCGATCACATCCGGCAGAGCATGCACGACATCCTGATCACCCCGGAAGGCAGTCGCATCGCCCGGCGTGATTACGGCTCGCTGCTGTCGGTGCTGATTGACCAGCCACAGAACGACGTGATCCGCCTGCAGGTAATGGCGGCGGTGTATGTCGCCATCAGCCGCTGGGAACCTCGCGTGAGGCTGAGCACCGTAAACCTTACCAGCGACTTTGACGGCTCTATGGTGGTTGAGCTGACCGGCCAGCGCGATGACGGTTCGCCGGTTGCCATGTCTGTACCAACGGGGGTGAACAGTGGCAGTAATTGACCTTTCTCAGCTGCCCGCACCGCAGATTATTGAGGTGCCGGACTTTGAATCGCTGCTGGCTGAGCGCAAAGAGGCGCTGATTGCGCTTTATCCGGCGGATGAACAGGCCGCCATGCGCCGCGTGCTGGCGCTGGAGTCAGAGCCGATTGTGAAAAGTCTGCAGGAAAACACCTACCGCGAAATCCTGTTACGCCAGCGCATCAATGAGGCGGCGCAGGCGGTAATGGTGGCCTACGCAATCGGCAGTGATCTGGACCAGCAGGCCGCCCGCAATAACGTGAAGCGCCTGACCATTACGCCTGCGAATCCCGACGCGGTGCCGCCGGTGGATGCGGTGATGGAATCGGACGACGCACTGCGCGTGCGCGTGCCGGAGGCGTTTGAGGGGCTGAGCGTGGCCGGACCGACGGGCGCGTATGAGTTTCACGCTAAAAGCGCCGATGGCCGGGTGCAGGACGTGTCCGCCATCAGCCCGTCACCGGCGACAGTGCTGATCACTGTCCTGAGTCGCGAAGGCGACGGCACGGCGGCAGCGGATTTGCTGACTACAGTGGACACAGCACTGAGCGCCGACAGCGTGCGCCCGGTGGCCGACCGTGTGACGGTTCAGGGGGCGACTATTCGCAACTACAGCGTGAAGGCCAGGCTGCACCTGTTCGACGGCGTGGCCGCCGGTCCCTGCCTTGAGGCGGCAAACGCTAATCTGGCGGCTTACCTTACTGAACAGAAAAAGCTGGGGCGCAGTGTGCGGCGTGAGTCCTACGGGGCGGTGATGCGTGTGGCCGGTGTGGATTGGGTGGAAATCACCGAACCGGCGGAGGACATCATCATGGACCGCACGCAGGCGGGTTACTGCACCGGTACGGACATTTCCGTGGCGGGCGATCAGGGGGTGACATGAGCAACAGTAGCCTGATGCCGCCCGGTTCGTCTGCGCTGGAGCGCCGCCTGGCGCAAGCGTGCAGCGGGATTTCCGGGCTGAACGTGCCGCTGCGCGACCTGTGGAACCCGGCCACCTGCCCGGTGAGCTTTCTGCCCTATCTGGCCTGGGCCTTCTCGGTGGACCGCTGGGACGAAAGCTGGGCTGAGAGCGTCAAGCGGCAGGTGGTGAGCGATGCGTTTTATATTCATCAGCACAAAGGCACCATCAGCGCCATCCGCCGCGTGGTGGAGCCGTTCGGCTTCCTGATCCGGGTTATTGAGTGGTGGAAAACCAGTGAACCGCCCGGCACGTTCCGGCTGGACATCGGCGTGCAGGACCAGGGCATTACTGAAGAAACATATCAGGAGCTTGAGAGGCTGATCAGCGATGCAAAACCCTGCAGCCGTCACCTGCTTGGAATGTCCATCAACCTGCAGGTCAGCGGCGAAACACGCATGGCAGCAGCCAGCTATGACGGTGATGACCTGACCGTTTACCCGTACACCCCGGAAATTATCTCCGTCAGCGGCGCGGCTTATGGCGGCGCGGCGGTACACGTTATTGACCTGATGGAAGTGGGACCATGACACAAAAATACTATGCGATCGTAACCAACCTGGGCGCGGCGAAGATTGCCAACGCTGCCGCGCTCGGCACAAAACTGAACATCACACAGATGGCCGTGGGGGATGGCGGCGGCACACTGCCGACGCCGAACGCCAGCCAGACAAAGCTGGTTAACGAGGTGCGCCGCGCCGCTATCAATTCGCTGAGCATTGATGCGGCCAATGCCAGCCAGGTGATTGCTGAGCAGGTGATCCCTGAAACGGAGGGTGGATTCTGGATCCGGGAAATGGGGCTGTTTGATGCGGACGGCACGCTGATTGCAGTGTGTAACACGCCGGAAACCTACAAGCCCGCGCTGCAGGAGGGCAGCGGACGCACACAGACCGTGCGCATGATTCTGATCATCAACAGCACCGACGCCATCACTCTGAAGATTGACCCGTCCGTGGTGCTGGCAACGCGGAAGTATGTGGATGACAGTATCCTGACGGTTCGCCAGTACGCGGATAAGTTACTGGCGGATCATCTTGCGGCTGAAAACCCGCATGATCAGTACCTGCTGACAGCGAATGCGCTGGCAGAAATCAAAGACGCCGATCTGATTGCTGAGCTTCTCAAAAACCTCGGTTTA